ATCAAAAGTTTTCATGGCCACCGGGCTTGGATTGCTATTAGCTGGTCTTGGTGCGGTTGCGGCATACTGGGATGAGATTGCCGTTTCGCTTGGATTTGCCAAGTCCGAAATGGAGAAGATGAATGACCAAATTAACATTGCTGGTCAGGCCACAAGAACCCAAGCAAATGATTTAAACTTCTACAATAGCATAGTTCAGGACACCACCAAGTCGGAAGCAGAAAGGAAGTTTGCTCTTGAAAAGTTAAAGGAAGCAGGGATTGAAACCAATGACATAAACCTTGATAATGCGGACTCAATGAAAACATTGACTGACCGCACCAAAGAAAATATATTGGTGATTGCCCAACGTGCAAGGACAGAAGCAGCAGCCCAAATATTGCAGGAAAAAACCAAGCGTTTATTGGAGCTGCAAAACAGCGACCTTGACGAGCAAACTTCTTCATGGGATAACTTTTACGCTGGGGCAGTTGGTGCGTTAATGGGCATAGACAAAGGTGCGCAGGAATTAGGGAAAAGGGGTTTGAAAAATCTGCAAACCGCACAGCAGGAAGTTACCCAAGCGCAGGGTCTTTACGACAAGCAATTAAAGGCAGGATTTCCAAATGAAGCGAAGGCGTTGGAAAATCAGGAAAAGGCAAAGACTGCAATCGAAAAAAGAAAAAAAGCCCAAGACGATGCAAACGCAGCAGCAGCCAAAGCAGCACAGGATGAAAAGGCAAGGCAAGATGAACTGAAAAAGCGTTCCGAACAACTGATATTGGATGCGGAGTTAGTAGGTAAAACCGAAGTTGAACGTGCTGAAATACTTGCCAAGCGTAAATTTACAGCCAGTGTAAAAGGATTTAAGGAAGGTTCTGTTGAATATATTGCAGCCGAAAAAATATTCAATGATGAAATTGCCAAAATAGCCAAAGATGCCAATGCAAAAAAAGCAGCAGAAGATAAGAAATCGGAAGAAGATTTGGCAGCATGGAAAAAACAAGCCAATGACAAAGAAATTACAGCGTTAAACGATTTCTACAAAAAACAGGAAGCGGCACTATATGACAAAAATCTCACAACCGAGCAGCTAAACGCAGCCGCAGCAGATTTAGAAGTAAAAAGATTAAAGGATGAAATCCGCATCCGTAAAGAAAATGGAGAAGAAGTTGCCGCACTTGAATTGCAACTTGCTCAAAAGCGAAAGGAGATAGGCGATAAGCAAAAAGAGGATGAAAAGCGAAAAGAGGAAGCCATACAAAATATTCGCATGAGTGGATTGCAGGGTGCTTCCGACGCACTCAATGCGCTGTCAGGTTTGATGAAAGAGGGTAGTGATGCACAAAAGGCATTCGCAATCGCAGCCATTGCAGCCGATACAGCAAAGGCGATTTCATCCACAATAGTTGAAGCACGTAACACCGCACGAAATATGACGGCAATGGGTGTTCCTGCTCCCGGCCCACAAATTGCAGGTGCTGCCGTGTACGCATCAGGATTGGCAATGGTATTAAGTAACGCAAAACGTGCAAGGGATATTTTACGTGGCGGTACTGCGAGTGGTGGCGGTGGCGGTAGCGTTGGTGCAGTAGGTGCTGCCCCCGGTGCAATGACACCACTGACAGGCGGTGCGTTACCCGAAGAAGGTCAGTTCGGTGGCATGGGCAGGGTGTATGTGTTGGAAGGTGATATCACCAAAACGCAGACCCGTGTCCGCAGGTTAAGAAATACAAGTGTCGTTTAAACCTACTTTTATAATTATGGAATTACCCGTTTACAAAATTGTGGTCAATGACGATGACGAAACAGGGGTTGACTTTGTTTCTCTCGTTGACCGCCCAGCGATACAAAAAGACTTTATGCTGTTTAGTGAGCAATTCGTTGATCCGACAGCAAACGAAACCGAAGATGAATTTATTAGCCGTTGCATTCCGGTAATGATTGGCGAAGGAATGGAGCAAGACCAAGCGGCAGCCGTGTGTTATTCCAAATGGAGCAGCAAAGATAAATTTGCAGAAGGTATGCCACATTATACCAAAGATGGTAAATTGTATGAAGGGCCAACGCATAAAGATGCCGATGGTAGGTTAATGACTGGCGCAACACATACAGCAGATAGTGAATACCTATACCACAAAGACGAATTGCAGAAATTTGAAAGTTACAGCGATTACCCGGAAGCAGCAAAAGAAAATGCAAAGGTAGCTTTGCGTTGGGCAGAAGAAAATGGATGGGGTGATTGTGGCACAGCAGTTGGTAAAATCAGGGCAAACCAGTTAGCTAATGGTGAAGCCATCACCCGTGACACGATTGCACGAATGGCAGGGTTTGAAAGACATAGGCAGAACAGCGACAAAGAACTTGGTGACGGATGTGGCCGCCTGATGTGGTTGGCTTGGGGTGGTGATGAGGGCATCGAATGGGCAAGTCGTAAATTGCAACAGATTGATATGCGTCAGGCATACTCGGTTCAATCCGAAGAAAAGCGCATCGTAACAGGCCCGGCAATGTTGGCCGATTTACCCATTTACCGCTACGATGATATACGTGGTGAATACTACGTGACATTTGATGCTGACACCATTTGGAAGATAGCAAAGAAATTTGTGCGTAACGATGCGTACAAAGCAGTCAATACCGACCATGCTAACCCCGTGAAAGAGGGTGTTCACATGATTGAGAGCTACTTCATTGACCGCAAACGTGGTGTGATGCCACCTACCGGGTACGAAGATGCAAAAGATGGCAGCTGGTTCCTGACCTATTTAATAGACAATGAGGAAATTTGGGCAAAAGTTAAGGATGGCGAATGGAAAGGATTTTCAGTTGAAGGTCTTTTCGACATGGAAGAACAGGACGAAGTCCTTGAAATGATGCGTGAAATAACCGCCATGCTGAAAAATTTTGCATAGGTTAAAATCAATCTACCTTTTAAGATATATGGAATTTAAATCAGAATTAGCCGAAATGAAGTTATCTCTTGCCGCATTCATGGCAGAGGTAAAGCAGCGTTTCAGCGAAGCTCCTGCCGAGATTGCGTTTGGTGAGTTGACTTTGGTTGACGGAACTATCGTGGTTTTTGAAGGCGAGGAACTTGCAGCCGGAATGCTCCTGAATGTTAAAGGCGAAGAGGGCATCGTTCCTGCTCCTGATGGAGTGCATGAAACAACCACTGGTCTTTTGGTTACAACCAAAGATGGTGTGGTTGAAATGATTGAAACCAAAGAACCTGCCGAAGTTGCAGAAGTTGAGGTTGAAAATCAGTTTGCATCATTGGAGCAGTTTGACGCACTCCGTGCCGCTAACGAAGAACTGGCAGCGAAAATCGCTACCCTTGAAACTGCACTTGTAAACATCCTTGGCAAAGTTGAAGAAACTTTCAGCGTGTTTGAAAAGTTTGCAGCCAAAACCCCTGAACCGACTAAAAAGCCATTCGGTTCAGTTAAACCCGAAAAAGAGGAAAATTTCTTTGGCTTTGTTTCCGCAATCAAATCAATCAAAAAATAAAATAAAATCATGGCATTTGACGTAACAGGTCTCACCAATTACACCAAAGAAGAGAGCTTAAACCTTCTGACCAAAGCGATGTTCACCGCCAAAACTGCGCGTCTGTTGCAGGGTGCTGGACAGGTTCTCCCCGGTATCAAATCCGCTGAAATACTGCCTTTGCTGTACAGCGATGTTTACTTCCAAAGCGACAGCTGCTCTTACCAGACCAGTGGCAACACTACCCTGTCCAAGCGCACACTGACCGTTGGAAAAGTTAAGGTTCAAGAGACTCTTTGCCCCAAAGACCTCGAAACCAAATACACACAGAAAGCTCTTGCCGCTGGTGAAGCTATCGACATGGGTGTATTCACCGAGCAAATCGGTGCTGAAAAAGCAGCCAAAATGGCCGAAGCTATCGAAACTGCAATTTGGCAGGGTGATACCACAGGTGGTGTTGGAAATAACGGCTTTTGGGATGGCTTCTTAACCATTCTTGACGACCTCGGTTTCGGTGGTGCAGGTGATCCCATTCGTGGAAACGTAGGTGGTGCTTATGCCTCAATCACCGCTGCTAACATTGATGACATCATCATCACTATTTATG